ATATTTTGATATACTTTAGTCAAGTCGAAAGGCAAGGAACAAAATAGTTTACAATATGGAGGTAAAAAATATGTTTGTATCAGTGAAAAGCCTTACAGAAGCACTTGACCAAGATTTTATTTATCTTGCTGATGGTGTAGCGTCAAAAGAAGCGCACAGCAAAGAAGAGTTTGACAAATGGTTGTCATATATTACCAATAAGATTAATAACAGGATTGAGAAATTAAAGCAAATCAGCAGTAACGAAAAACTGATTGCAAAATATGTTTGCAAAGCAAACAAACTAAAGGAGATGTAAGAATATGAAGAAATTGGAAAGACTCGAAGAACTTGAGAAAGAGTTGATAAAGGTTTGCGGCACTTACGAAAATGATTGTTCCAAGTGCTCAAAACAAAAAGAATGTGAAGAATATTGTAAATTGGCGCAGATTTACGAAATAGTAAACAGATAAGAAAGAGGGTCTACATATGAAAACAAACGATACAATCAAAGTGCATTTATACGATTTACACAATAAGGAGATACAAACTAGAAACTATGGCAAGACTTTTTGCGTGTACGAAAAAGCCGGAAAACTTGGAATTGATTGGAACGCAGAAAAAAGCCTGTACACTTGCAAGGGTGATACGTTTGCACCATTCGAGACCTTTGCGCCATCTGTAATATTTGAAAATATTGAAACCGGGGAACTTTTCCACTTCTCAAATATTGAAAATGCAGTTGTTAGAATAGCATAGTCGAAAGGCAAGGAACAAAATAAAAAAGCCTGTCGCAGAGCTGACAACCAAACGACAGGCACCAAACAAAATAATATGAAAGGCGCGTATATTATAACATACGTGTAAAAAGGTGTAAACCATGAGAAAATTAAATTGTAAAGAAGTTAATGAGGCATTAAAAAAGGAAATTATGGACAGTTACGAGAGCGCAGAGGAATATTACACATATGACGGCGCAGAGATGAAAACAGAATATAACGACATCTGCAAGGATATTTTAGAAGCTTTCAAGCGTGAAAAACTTGACAATAATTTGAGATATGAGGCTGGCAAAATGAGCCGTCAAGACTTGTTTATTGATTGGATGCAAGGCCTCCCGACAGCGTTCCCGGTTGCTGATGATATTTTTTTAGGTTTTGCAACTGAATGGTTAGGAAATATCCTAGATGAGACAGAGACAGAAAAGCAGAAATACAGTGATAGCAAGGCAGAACGTACCTCATGCTTGATATTATACAGAGAGCTAAACAAGCACGCACAAAAAGCAAATTAGAGGGGGTGTAAATATATGAGATGCACCAGCTCGTGGCATAGTATCTTGTCGGCCATGTAATCAGACACATTATCAGCTATCGTTACTGTCTTGGTTGTGTTGTCGGTTACTCCTAAACTTATAGTGCCGTCAGACCGCCTTAATTCGCTTGATGTGGGCTTTTTAAATTGTATGTGCCACAATATATCATTAACATTAATAAACACCTGTATACTCCTTTCTGAATAAAGCAAAAGCCACTAACCGAATATCAGCTAGTGGCTTTTTACTAGAGAAAATAGTGTTTATCTATTTCTCCACATTTCTTTTCCCCATTATAAAAATAAAAATCTTCGGCATCAAATTGAAATATGCCAAACAATGAGTTCTTGCTAGATAAATACTTTATTCCGTCTTTATCTATATAATATTGAGTGACCTCATTATCAATGGGGCTGATTATCAAATCTCCATTTTTAAGGTTGTTAAAAGTTCCTATTTTTTGTCTTTTCATGAATAGCCTCCGTTTTATCTAAAAGTAAATGTATTCCTCTTCTGATGGCTTCACCTTTTGTAAAATTGTGCTGTTCACAATAGGCTTTCAGCTTTCTTTCTGTTTCCTCATCAAGTCTGATACTAAATCTGCTTGATTTCGGATTGCCAACTTTAGGTCTGCCTGCTGGTGACATAAACATCACTTCCTTTCTTGTCACACCTTTATTATATTTATGTCACACCATATTGTCAAGCATTATTTTAAAATATTTTTCACTAGCCAATATTCAGTTATCAATGTGCGAAAAACAGGCTATGAGCATTACTACCCATAGCCTTAATAATTACAGTTTTGACGCAAGATTGCTCATTTTGGTGCGCAAAAGGTTGCGTTCATCGGGTGTCATGTCATTCAGAAGCTCCGATATGTCTCCGCTTAATTCACGGATGTACATGTCAAGGGCTTTCATTTTATGCTCTTTATCCTCTGTAGAAGCTCCTTTGTGCATTTCCTTTGTCTCGGTATAATGTCTCTTTGCTCTGTCATAATTGCTTTCACTCACATGTGGTGCAATCGGTTCAGAGTAGTACATCTTGGGTTATAAGTAATACTGCTTAGCAGACATAATCTCGACTAACTCTCGACTAAACTTGGACTAAGCCTCGACTAAAAATGATTTTTAATCGGTTTAGATTGAGTTAAACTCAATTAAGATACTCAATTATTCATTTTTAGCAATTACAGCCGGTATTGCAACCACAGCCATATGCATAACCATAAAGGTTAGAAGCCGGGAATGATGGTACCGGTGTAGGTCTTACTGCATCAATAATCTGATTTGTCTGCGCTGCCATTGTAGTAGTCAGAAGTGCGTTCTGTCTATCCTGTGAAGCTGCTCTTCTCAAATCGTTATTCTCTGCCTGTAAGGTTGCAATCTTGTCATTTGTCAGGAAGTCAAGAATTGCTCTTGTTCCTGCCTGCTGGCTGTCAATAATATCTCTTGTATTATTGTTCATTGTGTTCTGTAAAGCACAAGTGTTAGTAGCCATGTTGTAGTTTACACCTTGGATGGCTTCTCTTGTCTCGCAGCAGCAGTTAGCAAGCTGTGACTGTAAAGCATTGGTATTCTGCATATTAGCAACTGTGTCAGCGTTTACCGCCTGTTGTATGCCGTAGCCGGTCTGCATGATATTTGTGTTAATACCATTAAGACCTGTGAGCATACTGCTGTTCATGGCATAAAAGCCGTCACAAAGTCCGTTGGAAATGCCATCTAACTTGCTGATAACTGCCTGATTGTCAAAACCTCTCTGAATTTCACTGCCGACACCACCATTAGTGCCACCGAAACCACCAAAGCCGTTACCCCAGCCCCCAAATATCGCAAATACTACGATAAGGAACCAAAGCCATGAGCCGTCATTCCAGTTATTTCCGTTGCTTCCGTCCAAATTCGCCACAATAGGTACGCTTGGACAATTTCCTGTGTTGAACATCTGTTTTACCTCCAAAATTTATTTCATAAAGAGCCGTGCGCACGTTCTCTCATATGCTATATCCCAAAATTACCTCTAATCTGCTTCATTACATCATCAGGATTAATGCCTTTTTCCTTGCATAGGTTCCTTGCCATTTGCTCGATTCCCTTGCTGTTTCCGCTTTGAGCCATGCTCATTGCATTCTGAATCATTGGATTTCCCATTACGCGATTATTGCTCATCATCTGTTGTACCATTCCCATTACATTCATGCTTTTTCACTCTCCTTACTTTGTGTTCGTGGAGTTTTTCTTTGTGCTCCTAAAGATAATTGCTCAATCTTCTCAGATAGTTCGTTGAGCTTTGCCATAATGTCCTCTGTGGCTTTCTCTGATAGGTCAAATTCAAGCTTTTCCGTGTCATTCGATGAAATGTCTGTCTTATCATTCAAAACCGGCTTAAAAGTCAATGTGCGTATTGTTCCGTCAGTGTTCCAGCTCTTAGCGTATATCTCCGTTAAATCCTGTTTTGGGAAAAATGCTACACTGCCATCCATTGGCACCTCGTTGGGATTGATAGTCTCAACTGCCTGTACTACTCTGCCACTTATGCCTTGTGTCGGTTCGGGCTGTTGGTATCTCTGATAGCTCGCCATTGGGTTGTACTGATACGCTCCATAATTAGGTGTATAATTTATCATTGGTTGCTGATACGGCATGTTCATCTTTGTTTTCCTCCAAAACTTCCTCTATCGCTTTAATGACAAGGGATAATGTCATTAGGTCGATTTTCTGTAACTCGCTTTTAGCAAATATTTGTTCTCTTACTTCATCGTCAAACATAACATCATCTCCTTATGCCTAAATTGTGGCATAAAAAAAGAGAAGAGCATTTCCATGTTCTTCTCATATTTGTGTCATATAATGGCTTTTCTATATACAATTTTTACTACACACTTTTTGGGGTGGTTACTACACAGTTACTACACACTTTTCGCATTAAAATGCATTAAAATACATAGAATTTTATATTTTT